TTTACCTCGACGGCGTCGTGCTCGACGAATTCGGCGACATGGATCCGGTGATCTGGACGCAGGTGCTGCGGCCGGCGCTCTCCGATCGTCAGGGCTGGGCGTGCTTCATCGGCACGCCCAAGGGCAAGAACGGCTTTCACCGGCTGTGGACCGATGCCGAACACGATCCGGCGTGGACTCGGCTGATGCTCAAGGCGTCCGAAACCGAGCTGCTCGCTGCCGACGATCTGGCGGATGCGCGCCGGATGATGAGCGCCGACGAATATGCGCAGGAATATGAGTGCAGCTTCGAAGCGGGGGTGCGCGGGGCCTATTACGGCCAGGAGATGCAGGCGGCCGAGGCAGAGGGCCGGATCGCTGCGGTACCCTATGATCCGCGGCTTCAGGTCCACACGGCCTGGGACTTGGGTATCGCGGATTCGACGGTCATCTGGTTCGCGCAATGCGTGGGACGCGAAACGCGGTTCATCGACGTGCTCAAGGGCGAAGGCGTCGGGCTCGATTGGTACGCCCGCCAACTCGCCGACCGGCCTTATCTCTACGGCACGCATTATCTGCCGCACGACGCCGACGTCCGCGAACTCGGGACCGGCAAGTCGCGGATCGAAGTGCTGTACGAACTGGGCGTGCGCAGCGTGCGGGTCTGCCCGAGCCTGCCGATCGCCGACGGCGTCCAGGCGCTGCGGATGCTGTTGCCGACCGCCTGGTTCGACGCGACGAGATGCCGCGCGGGCATCGAGGCACTCCGCATGTATCGCCGCGAATGGGACGACAAGGCCCAGGAATTCCGTGCGGCGCCGCTGCACGACTGGACCAGCCATTATGCCGACGCCGCACGCTATTTCGCCGTCGGCCACAGCCCGGTCGCCGCTGGTGCGCGGCCGCGGATCGGAATGAGGAGCGGGATCGTATGACGAGGCGCAGGCCCAGGAGCAGCGCGTGCGCGCTCGTCGAACTGTTCGAACGCTTCCGCGCCGAACATCCGGAGGAATGGGAGACGTGTCGCCTATGGCCGACCGAGAGCGGGCTGACCCACATGATCGAAACATGGCGCCGCTGATGGCCACCGCGATGTTCGAACCCGTCGAGGAGCGACCCTCGGACGAAGGGACTTTGTCCGACGATGCGCTGGCGAGCATGCTCGCGCAATTCGCCGCGCAGGCCGTGGGAGAGGAGTGGAGCGAGATCGCGAGCCAGCAGGCACGCGCGATCGACTATTACCACCACCGAATGCCCGACCTGCCGGCGCAGGAGGGATCGTCGGCGGTCGTCGCCGACACGGTGCAAGTGACCGTCGACGACGCGATGGCGGAAGTGCTCAAGCCGTTCGTGTCGGCCGACGAATATGCGGCATTCGAGCCGGTGGGGCCGGACGACGGGCCGCAAGCCGAGCAGGCGACGGCGTACGTCAATTATGTGCTGCACGCCGACAACCCGGGATTCCTGATCCTGCACAATTGGTTCAAGGACGCGCTGCTGACCAAGCTCGGCGTCGTGAAAATCTGGTGGAAACATGCGGTGCGCACCGAGCAGCGGCTGGTGAATGCCGAGACGCTGCTGATGCTACGCGGCGACTCCGGCTATGCCGGCGAAGTCGATCACGGCGACGGCACGTTCACGGTGACGATCGCGGTGCCGGACGGGCGCTGCGTCGTCGATTGCATTCCGCCCGAGGAATTCCGGATCAGCCCGTTCGCGCGCAGCATCGAGGAAGCGGTCTATTCGGCGCACGCCCCGGCGAACGTGACGCGATCGGACCTGGTCGAAATGGGCTATGACCGGGAGCTGGTCTATGCGCTGCCGGCATGGAGTGGATCGGGCGGCGAGGAAGCGCGGCGCAACGCGCGCTATCGTGACGAGGCCTATGGCGGCTGGACCCAGTCGCCAGGCACCGCGCACGCCAGCCAGGAAGTCGTCGCGTTCCGTGAGGAATATGTCCGCGTCGATCATGACGGCGACGGCGTCGCCGAACTGCGCAAGGTGCACCGCGTCGGCGACGTGATCCTGCTCAACGAGGCCGTCGACGACAATCCGTTCGCGATGCTGTGCCCCAAGCCGATGCCGCACAAGGTCTATGGTCTCAGCCTCGCCGACGACACGCTCGAGCTGCAGAAGATCGATACGGTGTTGTGGCGCCAGACGCTCGACAATCTCTACAAGAGCAACAACCCGCGTCCGATCATTGGCGAGGCGGCCGAACGCCAGGATGGATCGACTCTCGACAGCCTGGCCGATACCGCCCCGGGCGCCGCGGTCTATGCGAGGATGCCCGAGGCGCTGAGTTTCATGGACGTGCCGTTCACTGCCGATCGCTCGTTTCCGATGATGCAGCTGATCGAGCAAAAGCGTGCGGCGCGCACCGGATTCCAGGCGCTGGGTAATGGTCTCGATCGCGACGTGCTCGCGCGCGGCCGGCAGATGACCGCCACCCAGGCAGCGCTGATCGAGGACAAGGCCAATGGCCGTGCCGAGATGATCGCGCGGATCTTCGCCGAGACCGGCGTCAAACGGTTGATGAAGCTGATCCTGCGGACCCTGGTGGCCTATCAGAGCGGTCCGCGCACGATCCGGCTGCGCAACCAATGGGTCGACGTCGATCCGCGAAGCTGGAACCCGGATATGGATTTGACGGTGCAGGTTGGCCTGGGCATCGGCAACCGCCGCGACCAGGTGGCGCAGGCGCAGGCTTTGCTCGAAACCATGGAGCGGGTGGCGCAGACACCGTTCGCTTCGCTGGTGGGCGTCGACAATGTCTACGCCGGGCTCAAGCGCTTCGTGCGGGCATTGGGCGCGCGAAACGTCGACGACTATCTGACCGATCCGGCGCGCGTGCCGCCGGCGCCGCCGCACGGCCCGCCGCCACCCGATCCCGCGCTGGCGAAGGCGCAGGCCGCGGCCCAGCTCAAGGCGGCCGAACTGCAGATGCGCGAGCGGCAAGCCGCGCTCGAACTCGAGCTGGCGCGGCAGGAATCCGCTGCCAAACTTGCGCTCGAGCGCGAGAAGGCGGCGCAGGAGATCCGCATTGCACATGAGCGCATGGTCGCCGAGATCGCGCTCGAGCGCGAACGGCTGGGGCTCGACGCCGAGCTGCGCCAGCCGCCGCAGGCCGAGGACGCCGTGCAGGTCAGCGAGACACGGGACGGGGGGGATCTCGACAAATGACGCCGGAGCAACGGAGAGAGCGCGCGATCCGAGCGCGGTTGGCACTCGAGGACGGGACGATCAGCGCGGCGCTCGCCGAAGTGCGGGCGGACCTGCACGCAGAGTGGGAGCGCGCGCGGTGGAGCCGGACGCGCGAGCGGCTGCATGCCGAACTGCGGGCGCTGGATCGCGTGGTGCAGCGCGTGGCGACGATGGCGGGGCAGGCACGCGGATAACCCCGTCGACGCGCCGAACCCGCGCGCCGGGCGTCAGGGGATGGCGTTCACTCCGCCGAGGCCGCCGCCGCCGGCAGATCCGCGCGTCGCATTGTTGCCCACGCTGGTGGTGAAATTCTTCGCCGCTTCCTGGTTTGCCTGATCGATGTCCGCCCATTCCTCCTTGGTGTGGCAGGTCGTCCTCGCAATGCGTTGTCCGGTAATGGCGAAGGTACGGCAAATCTTCTTGGGCTTGGCCGCAGCCGGCAAGTCGGCCGCACCCGGAGTCGACTGCAGCGCAAGTGCCGGAACGGCAATCAGCAGCAGCGGCACCGACAAAATTGCAACACGCATCCATCCCTCCTGATCGCTGCCCGTAACGGCGCTTTCGATCGGAATTAGCACAAGCCGGGCGCGTGACCAAAGCGTCGTCGTGCGTCCGGCATGGCGTCGCAGCGGCGCGCCGCCCGACAGATCCCCGGGGTCGCGAACCCCAAGAAAGCGAAGGTGATACATGGCAGAAACCGCCCAGCCGCCGGCAGCGGAAAACGACTCCAACGGCCAACTGCAGAGCGCGGCGGACGCGTTCAAGGCCTTCACCAGCGACCTCCCGGTGGCGCAGCCGCGCGACGATCGCGGACGGTTCGCCACCGGCGACGAAGACGACGAGATTGCGGCCTTGGACGAGGCCGCGAGCGGCGTGGACGACATCGACGATGCGGCGGAGGCAGCCGATCCGGCCCAGCCCGATCCGATCGCGATCCCCGCGTCGTGGAGCAAGGACGACGCCGAACTCTGGCAATCGCTCCCACCCGAGGCACAGGCACGGATCGCCGGGCGCGAGGGAGAGCGCGAGCGGGCGGTGAACCAGAAGTTCCAAGAAGCCGCCAACGCGCGCAAGGGGTACGAACACTTGCTCGCCGCGGCAAACGCCAATCGCGACAACTATGCCACGGCGATCGACGAGGTGCTGAATCTCGTCGCGCCACAGCGTCCCGATCCGCGCGCCTATGGTGCAGGAACCGGGGAATATGACCGCGAGAGCTATGACCTGGCGCTCGCCGAATTCGAGCAGCACAGCGAGATCCTCCACGCGCTCCACCAGCAGCGGCACGCAATTGCCGCCCAGCAGGCGGCCGAGGCGGAAGCCGTGGCGCATGCCGCGCACGAGGCGATCGAGGCGGCGTGGCGCCCACGCTTCCTGGCGTTGCTACCCGACATCGCCGATCCGGCGAAGGGCGGGCCAGCGCTCCAGGCGCTGGTGCAAT